TTATCCCTTGCGCCCGCGCAGCATCGCCGCGATCGTCACGGCGTTGTAGCCGCTCTGCTGCCAGAGATCATCGGGCACGGTGCCGCCGTTGCGCAGGATGAGCGTGATCTGCCGCCGCGCCTCGCTGCGCGCGGCCTTTTCCGCCTTCTCCTGCGCGGCTGCGTCCTTCTCGGCCGCGTCCTTTTCGTCCTTGGCCTTCTTGTCGGCGGCGGCCCTGGCGTCGGCGAGGGACTTGGCCTGCTGCTGCACCTTGCTGTCCGCGCGGGTGTAGTCCGCGTCGTCCATGTCGAGCAGCGCGGCGATCTGCGCCTTCGTCACACTGTCGCGGCTGTCGGCTGCGTCGAGCAGGCTGTCGATGGCACTTAGGCGCGTCCTGCGCTCGCCGCTGTAGCGCTCGTAGGCGAGCTGTGCCAGCTCCGGTAGCTTGCCCGCGAGCATTGCGCGGTAGTACCCGCCCGCCTGCTGAGAGGCCGCAACGGCCGCCGTCGATGCCTGCCCGCCCGTCAGCGCGGCCGCCGTGCCGAGGGCGTTGGCCGCCGCGAGATCGGCCTGCCGTTCGTACTGCTGCCGGTAGGCGGCGTAGAGCTTGTCCGATGCCGGGTCGTAGTCAAATTCCTCACCGAGCAGCGTGTCGAGCATCTGGTCGATGCGCTCGCGCTGCCCGGTCGTGCCGCGCTCGGTTAGCAGCGTCTCTGCCTCGCGGCGGTGCGTGCCGTCATAGTCCGGCACGTCCTCCACCGGCAGGTACTGCAGGTAGTCGTTCGTCTGCTCCTGATCGGCCATGCCTTCGCCGCGGATCTTCGCGTTGCGCTGCTGCTCGTAGATGGCGGCGGCCGCGTTGTCGCCGCGCTGGGCCGCCCGCTCCATGAGCGCGGCGTAGTCGGTGTCCTTGTCGTATTTGTATTTTGTTGCCATAGGTTCTCCTTTCCTCAGTGCTGCGGTCCGGCGGCAGCTTCCGTGCGCGTGAGCGACAGCAGCCGCCACGCCCCCGTGCCTGTCAGCCGCAGGCGAAAGTGGTCGCACCGGCGCGGCAGCACCGGCAGGGTGAACGAGCGCTTCGCGCCCGCCGTCATGGCTGCGAGCGTGTGCCACTGTCCGTCGGAATCATACTGTACCGCTGCCGTGATGCTTGTGCCCGCTTCCGCCTCCAGCCGCAGCTGTACGCGCAGCAGACGCTTGCAGTCCGGGCTGCCGCTGACGAAGTCGCCCGTCTCGAGCAGACTCTGCATCTGTGCCGTGCTGCCGGTTCCGAAGCGCCAGATGCCGCTTGCGTCCTGCGCGTAGAGCGCGCCGCCGCGCCGGGCAAAGGCGCACGCGTGAAAATCGTCCTCGCGGCTCCACAGGCCGCTGCGGGTGTCGTATACGAACAGATGCCAGGCGTTTTTCTCGTCGCGCGCCGAGAGATACCAGCGCGTGCCATCCGTGCCCGCCGCTCCGTCCGAGAGCGTTCGCCCGAGCGTGTCGCCGATGCGTGTCGGCCGTCCGCCCGCCGTGCGCGCCGGTCCGGCGGGGGAGAGGTAATAGAGCGTCTCCGCCGCCGTCACGAGCGTGCGGCCGGAGCCCTGCTCCGCGCCGAGCGCGGCCGAGGCCACCAGCTGGAAGTTGTCCGGTCTGGTTCCGTAGAGCCGCCAGAGCCCCTCCGGCTTGAGAAACACGACGCCGCTGCCCGTCGCCGCGCAGCCGGAAAAATCGCCCGGCGCGCCGACGTCCACGCTCCACGCCGCCGTGGCGACCGCGCCGTTTTCGTCTGCCTCGTACCAGAACCAGCTCAGCGGGTCACCGAGCTTTGTGCACCACACGGTGTCCTGCGCGCACGCCCAGAGCCGGTTGCCGTAGCTGCACGCGTGCTGCGCGTCGGGGATGCGCCGCGTGATCGTCACGCCGCTGACCGTACCCGCGCGCACGAACGTGTCCGGGTCGAAGATCAGCTTTGCGCCGTCGATGCCGCGCAGGATGTACGTGCCGTTATTGCGTGCGTCGCCGAAGCCGCTGAGCGTCACGGCATCGCCCACGCGAAAGCGCGTGCCCGCGCCGTCGGCCTGCAGCACGTTCGCGCGCCCGGCGTCGCCGGTGTCGTCGCTGCTGCCGAGCGTCACCGTGCCGGTCCAGCTCGGCTCGGCGCTGCCGAATGTGCCGTCCGCCGGCCGGAACCAGATCTTGTCCGGCCAGATGAGCACCGTGCCGCCGAGCTCGGCGAACACTTTCGCCGTGTCCGTGAGTGTGCAGCCCGGCACGGCCTCGCCGTTATGATACAGCGCCGTGCCCGCGCACCAGAGCAGCCCGTCCCCGGCCGCGAACAGGCCGTTCGGCTGCCCGGTGGACGGGTAGCTGAGCGTGCGGCCCGGCCGCGTCGCGAACAGGGGGCTGTCGGCTGCCGAGCCGTTGATCATTTCGTAAATGCCGCCCTCGGGGCAGGCTGGCCGGTGGTCGTAGCCGCCGAAGGCGGTCTGCACGTGCCGGACGGCGGCCATGCTCCGCGGGAATGTGGGTAGATGCATGCCTTGCCTCCTTACAGATCGAGCGGCTGCCCGTTGTGATACAGCGTGCCGCACAGGTCGATCTTACCGGCCGAGAGCTTCAGCTCCGGCACATCGCCGCGCGTCGCGGAGATCACTGCGCCGCTCTTGTGAAAGATGAGATATTTGCGCTCGAGGCTGTTCTCGCTGCCGATGTGCAGCGTGTCGGCCACGGTCGTGATGCCGTTGAGGTCGATCTTATCGGCCGAGAGCGTGACGCTGCTGCCGCCGTTGTTGATGGCGGCGACGATGGACGCCGCGTTCACGCCGTCGGCGTCGGCCACGAGCGCGATGCGCGCGCCCTGGTCGCTCACGGTCTGTTCGAGCGCGGCGACATTGCCCTCGGCCGATGTCAGGCGCACATTCAGGGCGTTGGCATCAAGGCTCAGCTGCGCGATGTCGCCGTCGGCCCCGTCGATGCGCGCATGGATCGGCGAGACGAGCCGCGAAAGCGCCACGGCGTTGAAGTTTTCCGCACCGAGGTTTGCCAGCGTGTACTGCAGCGCCTCGAGCAGGCGCGGCACAGTCTCCTCGAGCGCTGCGAGCCGCTGCTCCACGGTCTCATGCCCGGTGCGCTCCGGCAGCGGAAAGTCCAGCGGGGAAAAGTCCGTCATGCGTCACCGTCCCCTCCGCCGCGCTGCGACACGTCCGCGCGCAGCACGGCGATGGCCCGCACGAGAAACTGCGGCAGCGGCGCGCCGAGCGCCCCGGCGTTTTCGATCACGCTGCCGAGTTCCGTCAGCAGGTACCACGCCGTCACGAGCGGGCACAGCAGCACGTCATACTGCACGCCCAGCCCCGGTACGCTGCCGAGCAGCGCCCGCAGCGCAAAGTCCAGCAGCGCCGCCACGAGCACGCCGGCCACGCTGCCGGCCTTGTGCCACAGCCCCTCGCGGGCGCGGCGGCTGCTCCACGTGCCCGCGTGCAGGGCCGCAGCGCTGCCGGTGGCGTAGTCGAGCACCATGGCCAGAAACCAGGCAGCTGCCAGCCAGCCTGTCCAGCCCCAGAATGCCGTCAGCGCCGCGGCGGCCGCAGAAGCAGCCGCCTTGATCGTTGTGAGTCTGTCCATTTATGTCTCCTTTGCTTCGTCGATCATCCGCTGGCACACGATCATCGCGCGCAGCATATCCTCCGACAGGTCGAGCTTACCGTTAGCATCCCCCTGCAATACGCCCTCGCGCACCATGCGCTGCAAGTCGCCGCGCGCCCATTCGGGCACATCGTCAATCGTGTTATACCGTGTCATATCCTCGTCCTCCGTGTCTGTATTTTTTGCGGCCATCGCGGCCGCGACGTCGCGCCGAAATCCGTCCATCGTGTAGCCCATGCCATAGGTATTCCACAACAGCTCAGGGTCGGCGTGGTTGCTGGCCACGCCGCACCGGTGTCCCTCGGCGTGGCCGATGATGACGCCGTCCGCCAGCGGATCAAGCCCAAACTGCGTGCACAGCTGTGCAAACAGCGCCACGGCCGTGCGGTACGTGCCCGTGATCTGCTCCGCCGCCTCGGCATAGGGCATGCTCACGTTTGGCTCCGTCATTTCCACGCCGATGTGCGTGCCGTTGGCCGCGCCGCCGCAATGCCAGCCGCGCATCTCCCACGGCAGCGTCTGGTATATCGTGCCGTCTGCCTGTACGAACGCGTGTACGCAGACCGACTGCCCGCCAGGCTGGTACTGGTCAAAGTACCGCGCCAGCACGGCGGCGCTCGGCTGCGGCGTGCCGATGCTGTGCAGCATCAGCCCCTGCGGGCGCAGCAGCGCGCCTACCTGATAGCACTTGTTCCCGGTCGTGAATACTTCGATGATGTGCATGGTTTGTCCTCCCTATCCTTATGCGATCTCGTGCGATTTCACATTCACAGTCAGCCCGCTTGCCTGTGCCGTCACAGTGTACTGCGCGATGTTAACGGTGTCACCGCCGACGTCTGTATGGATAAACTTCAAGACGCTCTTGTCAGTTTCATTTTTGGCGTTAGCCACGATAATATCGGGCATATTTGCAACGGACAGTTTAATCTGCCGTCCGCTTTCGATTGCTTTGCGGATGTCACTATACGACGCACCGGTAGCCTGACCGCTGGCGTAGGTGAGCGTCAGCGGAAGAGAGACAGCATCATCCACATACTGCTTGATTGTCTTGTTCTGCACAGGGTTGGTAGATGTGTCCGACATGGCGGTGTCCACGGTCACGCCGCCGCCACTTGCAACCTTAGCCTTAACGTATTCGACGGTCGCGGCCGCATTGGTGTCTGCGTCGGTCGGCGTTTTCACACCGGTCAGCTTTGTGGGTTTGCTCGTGTCCACTTCTGAAATATCAAGTGTATAATCATAGCCGCTTCCGGACGGAGACAGGCCGACACCGTGTCCAAGGGTTCCGTTTGCGGGGGTCAATGTCACATACCCCTGAAACTGGGGGCTGTCGTTGCCAACAGCGCCGATATTCTTACGCGCCTGAAACTGCTGCGCCTCGTCCAAGGTCTGCGCCGCGTCGTATCGCACCGCCCTGCCATCTACATACGCCTTAGTAGCCGCGTCGTCATCCTCGGTCGGCGATGCCACTTTCAGGCGGGCAATTGGCGACACACCAGTCATGGGGTCCGAGCCGTGCGAAATACGTCCGACGTCAGAGCCCGCTTTCTCAAAGTGGATGCCTGTGTCCGTGCTCGTCCTGCCAGTAGATACAGACCCCTCAGCGCTGACTGTAAGCCCAACGCTCAAATGACCCAAAATTTCGCCGCCCTGTGTTGACAGCTTGCCGTCCAGCGCCGCCTTGACGGCCTTGTTCTGGACAGGGTTGGTAGATGTGTCAGACATGGCGTCGTCGACGATGGTCTTGTTTGCACCCGCCTCCACGCCGTCGAGCTTCGTCTTATCCGCAGCAGACATTAGACCTGCCGCGCCGGTTGTCGCTTCCGCTGTTCCCGCTTTACCGTCCAGTGCGGTTTTGACCGCTTTGTTTTGGACAGGGTTCGTACTGGTCTCGTCAAGCGTTGCGTCCACGATGGTCTTCGTTGCGCCCGCCTCGATACCACTCAGTTTGGTGTAGTTGGCAGCCGACATCAGGCCATCGCGCTTGCTGGTCGCGGGCAGCGTGACCCCGCTTAGCTGCTCAAAACGGCGCGCAATTATGCCATTCTCCACGGCGTTTTTGGATTCAGTGTCCAGCGCGTCATCGACAGGGAAGATGGATTCTTTGGTGCGCAGCGCATAGGCTCCGTCCACGACCTGAATCAGCATCGTATCGTTTTTGACACTGACCGGGGGCAGGGAACCGCGGCTGTCGATGTACTTCATGACCACCTTGTTCTGCACAGGGTTGGTAGATGTGTCAGACATGGCGTCGTCGACGATGGTCTTGGTCGCGCCGTCCTCCACGCCGTCCAGTTTGACCTTATCCGCGCTCGACATCAGGCCGTTGGCGGACGTGGTCGCCGCCGCCGTGCCCGCTTTCGCGTTCAGCGCCGCCGTCACGGTCTTGTTCATGATCGCTGCCGTGGACACCGGCGACAGCGTGTCGTCCACGTCCACATCCTTGGCGTGCGCCTCAACGGTGTCGAGCTTGCGCTTATCCGCCGCCGACATCAGGCCGTCGGATTTCTGCGTTGCGGCCGCTTTGTCCGCCTTCGCGTTCCAGGCTGCCATTTTTCCCGCCGTGATGCCGTCAAGCACCGCAAGATTTTTGTGCGTGTGCCGTGCCTTGGTGTTGGCGGCGATCTCTTTGACCAGCCCCGGCGTTGAGGCTGTGGCACCGTTCGTGCGCTGGTACCACTTGGCGTATTCGTCGAGCGCGGCGTTAAAGAGCATCATGCTGTCGGCGTAGTGCGCCGTCTCATGCGCGGCATAGTCGCACATGGCGATGACGTAGTACACGTACAGCCGGTCAAACGGTGCGGGCACGAGCAGCTTGGTGCTGCGGTCGGTGTCCGCGTCGTAGGTGATGCACTGTTCGGGTGCCGTGCCGAGGATGCGCGTCTGGATCATGCTCTCGCACTCGTTGAGCCACAGGAGCTTTGCCGTCTCGTCCCATGCGTTCGGGCAGATGGCGTCGATGCGCGTGAGCGCCTGCTGAAGCGTCGCCATGGTCAGAGCCCCAGCGCGCCGCTCTCGGCGGCAAAGCGGGCGGTCTCGCGCTCGATGAGCGCGCCGGTGCGCGCGTCCTGCGCCTCACCCTGGGCGAGCACGAGCGCGAAGCGGCGCGGGATGGTCACGTCCTCGCCGCGCGGGATGCGCACGGTCTCGCCGTTGACGGTCACGAGTTTGTCCTCCTTGTAGCTGCCGTTGTCGCGGAACAGACGCACGGTCACGGGTTCGCTCAGCCAGGCCTCAGCGGCGGCGCGGTCGGTCTTTTTTCTGGTTGCCATAGTATATTCCTCCTTGTGTGCATGGGTGCCTCCCGCCGCGCGGGCGGGAGGCACGAGGTAGATTTCTTACTCGGTGTAGGTGCTGCAGGTCTCGATGCGGCGGATAGCACTGTCGTCGAGACGCACGGCGACCTTCGTGGCCTTCCAGCCGACGCTCGCGCGCTGGTTGAGCGGGTCGCCCGTACCGGCGGAGCCGAGCTGCTTGACGATGTGCTCGAGGCCGCCGCCGGTGATCTCGGTCGTGCCGTAGCCGTCGGCGCCGAGCACGAGCGTGACGTACACGTCGCGGCCCTGCGCGCCGGCCTCACCGGGGTAGATGATGGCGTTGTCCTCGGCCGTGACGGCGGCGTCCACGGTCATGGAGTTCGCGGTGTTGGCCGTGACGGTCACGCATGCGTTGCCGATGAGCACCTGACGGCCGACGAGCGCGCCGGACTTGACCGTGCCGCCGTCGAACGTGACGGTGGTCTTACCGCTGACCGCACCGTTGACGAGCAGGGTGCGGCTGTCGCTGGCAAGATCCTCTGCGTGGAAGATCTTTGCCTCCGTGCTCTCGACGAAGCGGCAGCCCTCGATCTTGCCGATCTCGCCCTCGTACATGTGCTCGGTGTCCACGTACTGGTGCGGGGCGAGCCACTTCGGGTCGTTCATAAGGTCATAGGCCACGTCGGGGTGAATGATGACCGGGAACGCACCGTCAATGCGGCGGCAGTTGGCGTTTTTGAGCGCGCGCACGGCGCGGCGGATGCAGTCGACGGTCAGGTAGTTGTTGTCGGCGGCGCTGGCATTGCCGCCCTGCAGCAGATAGCGGGCGGATACGCTCTCATCGGCGTACTGCACGTTGTCGCCGCCGACAAGCACCTCGCGGGTGATCGTGTCGAGCGTGCGGCCGGCCTGCGCGCCGAGGAGCTTCGTGGCCATGGTGAGGTTGTTGTCGATAGCGGTCAGCAGCAGCAGGTCACTCATCTGGATGTAGCCGCCGTACTGACGCACAGCCGCCTCAACGGTGGTCATGCTCAGGCTCTGGCCGTCGGGGGTCACGCCCTCGGTCAGGGCGGTCAGCGCCTTGCCGAGCGGGGCAAAGCGGCGGAACTGGATCGTCTTGCCGCCGTTTGCGGGGATGGGGTGCTTCTGCGCGAACTGGTCGTGCACGAGCTCGGGCTCGGCCGCGTCGATGAGGTAGTCCGAGTAGAACGTCTTCATCTCCTCGGTCAGGCTCTGCTGGGTGGTCACCTGCGTGTTTGCGTCAAACAGGCGCAGGTCCATGCGGATGTTTTCCATACTCATGTCTCCTTTTTTCTCTGCTGTCCGCTTCCGGGGACAGCGCCGGGGCAGCGCCCGGCCGCTGCGCTGCCGTGGGTTCGGTCTCCTGCGCGGGGACGCGGCCGGTGTCCTCCGCAACGTGGCCGGGGTAGGCCGCGGCCAGCTGCCGCAGGCCCGTCACGGCCACGGTAAACGCCGCGCGCACATCGGCCCGGTCGTCCGCTGCGATGGCTGCGTGTCCGGCGCAGAGCGTCCGCTGCACGCCCTGCGCGCCCAGCGCATCGAGCGCGCCCGCCAGCGCGCACACGAGCGCCGACGCCCCGGCGCACACGATGTCTCTGCCCGGGCAGAAGTTCGCGTGGCCGTTCACACGCAGCACGCACCGCCCGTCCCGGCGGATGTACGCGAAGCGGGTCACAGGCTCAGCTTCACGCGCTCGCCGCGCTCTGCGCGCGCAGCGAGCGCTGCGCGGTCGGCGCGGCTCATGCGCGACACGTCCGGCCGCACCACGATGCCGGCTCCGCCGCCGCCCAGGCCGTTTTCGGCCGGGCGCAGGCCGCGGGCGCGGATGTGTTCGGCCACGCGCTGCTCGGCGCTGCGTCCCGCGCGCACGCACGCTGCTTCCAGCAGCGCCTGCGCGTGCAGCGCAAACCATGCTGTGCGCACGTCCACGCCCGCGCGCAGCAGCGCGCAAAACTGCGGATCGCTCAGCGCTGCGCCCAGGTCAAAGTCCGGGTACTGCGCCGTCAGCTCGTCCGCCTCGCGCGACCAGCGCACGGCGGCTTCTTCGGCCGCGCGGCGCGCCCGCTGCGCATTCCGGCGTTCGATGGCCCCGCGCAGCGCGCCGACGGTCACGGTTTCCTCAGTGGCCTCGTGCGGCGCGGCCGCTTCCGGTGCGGCGGCAGGAGCGCTCTGCTCCGGCGCGGCGGTGGGAATGTTGGGTTCGTTCATACTCTGTGCTCCCTTCTGCCCTCAGCGGGCGTTTTCGGTGATGACGCGGTTTTTCTCCGCTTGTGCGCGCAGCAGCGGGTCGGCGGCCGCGTTCGCGTCTGTGTCCGGCGCTTCCGGCTGCGGCGGCACGATGCTGCTGCGCACGGCCTCGAGCACCTTGTCGCGCCTCGGAAACTGCATCATCTCCAGCATCGGCACCGCCTGCTGCGCGAACGCGGGGTTAAAGACCCCCAGCTGATACAGCTGCCGCGCCAGCTCGTTTTGCGACGCGGTCGCATACGGGCTCTCCTTCTGTGCGTGCACGGATACGTCGAACGCCGGCGCACGGTACAGCGCCGCGCCGTCCGCGTCCATGCCCACGGTCCGTGAGCGCAGTCCGGCGTTGGAGTACGTGCAGAACGCATAGCCCTGCGCGCCCGGCGCCGCCACGCGAAACGGCCGTGTCTCGGTGTAGTACGCGCGGATGAGCTCGATCACGAGCTCGACCACGCGCTCGAACGCACGGTAGCTCGCGCGCAGCGTGTCGCGGCTGGACTTGCTGCCGGCCTCCTGCAGCGCCGCGATGGCGCTCGCCGCCGTCACGCCGCCGGACACGCTGCCCTGCGTCACGTCGCGGCTGTTGCTCGTCTCCTTGAGCTCGTCGATCTTCAGCTGCAGCATATTCACCCACTGGCCGTCGAGGTTGTAGAGGCTGATCTGGCGCAGACGCTCGTCATCGATGCTGCCCTCGACCTCGACGAGGGGCTTCGACCAGTCGAGAAATTCCTGCGCGTTCACACCGCAGCCCTTTTTCACCCAGAAACGCGGGGTGGAGGCCTTCATGCTCATCTCCAGCAGATTGCCGCTCAGGCGGTCGATGTACTGCTGCGGATCCTTGCTCACGGCGATCATGCCGAAGCCGCACGGCGTGCCCGCCTCGGGGTAGAGCACGTCAAACACGACCGGGTACTGCCCGTGCGGGTAGAAGCCGCCGGTCATGGCGGGGTCGTTCTCGCTCGCGTAGAGCAGGTCACGCCCGGTGAATTTGATCAGGTGCAGCGCCGTACCGCCGCCGGGCAGCGGTTTTTTGTAGTACCAGTCGACGACGATGCTCTTGTTCGACGTGTCCACCGCGTCGTCGTACAGATACTGCGCCAGCTCCACGCCGCAGCTGCCGGGCCGCGCGTCGGGCCAGGCGGCGGAAATGTCGTCGTTGTCCATGAGCGCGCACACGAAGAGGTTGCGGCTGGCCTGAATGTCGGTGATGCCCGGCTCCCAGAACAGATTCAGCAGGTCGAGCTGGCGCACGGCCACGTCGCCGAGGCCGTTGCTTCCGGCGCTGTCCCAGAACACGCCGTAGGCCGCGCACCCGTGCTTGAGCTTGTACCACCACGCGTCGGACCACACCTGCTCAAAGTGCGTCTTTTCCAGCACGGCCGGCACGATGGCCGACAGTGCCTTCGCGTCCGGCTCATCCTGCTCGCTGCGCGGCAGGATCACCGCCTCCGGGAAGCTGTCCATCGCGTCGGCGTGCTTCGAGACAATGGCGTTGAACAGCCACGCGCTCGTCGGCTCCACCACGTCGGCCCCCTGCTCGCGCCGGCGGTCGCGCAGGTACTGCCAGTGCCGCAGGCGGTACCACTGCTCATCGGCGATGATGCGTGCCTCGAGTGCGCGCTTGCCGTCCTTGTACCGGCGCAGAAGCTCCGTGCCACGCGCCACGTCATCCGGCGTGATCACGGGCGCGGCCATATCCGGCAGAGCCGGGTCGGATGCACCCGACGCGGCGAGCAGCGCTGCCGCATCTTCCGCGCGGTAGGGCATGGGGTTCGTTTTCTCGTTTGTCATAGACTCTCCTTTGCTGCCGTTTCCGGCGAAATAGTTTACATAACTTTTTTACCTTTGCGAGAAAAAGAGACTGCCATTGCAGTCTTTTTGTGTTTACATAATCATTCATTGCTCAGCGGGTCGAACACTTTTGGCGTCCGCTGCACCATGGGCCGCGGCGCGATGGGGTCGGACTGGCACAGATACCGGATCTCGTCGGCGATGTGGTCCTCCTGCCGCGTGTCCACGTCCTCGGGCGCGTGTGCGTCGTAGCGCAGCAGCGGCAGTGTGCGCCGCGTGTCCCGGCAGTTGCGAAACACGTACAGCATCGGCAGACCTGCCGCGTCGAACGCCAGCCGGTAGTGCACCTGCATCCAGCCGGGCAGGCGCTTGTGGTCGCCGGGCTCGAAGTACACGCCGTACCGGTCGGCGATGTCGGCGATGCTGTCGCCGCGCGACGCGTCCCAGATCGCGGGGTCGGCCACGCCTCGGATGTCCCTGCCGCGCAGATAGGGGTGCGTGGCCTCCGTGGTGCGGATCTGCTCAAAGATCTGCTCCGGCGTCCAGCGCACGCCGGTGTCCGGCTCGCCGGGCACACAGCCGTAGAGCTCGAGGATGCGGTACAGCCGCCCGTCGAAGTCCACCGCCCACCAGCCGACGGAGAAGGGCTTGGCGTACCCGAAGTCGAAGCTGCGGTACACCCGCCACGTGTCCGGGATGTCGAACGGCTCGATCACGTGCGTCCACTTCCCGTCGGCGTAGTGCGCGGGGTCGTCGCGCCACTCGGCGAACACCTGCCCCTCGTACACGTTCCAGTCGCCCTCGAGGTGCGCGCGCCGTCTTGCGGGCGGCAGCGCCTCCAGCCGCTTGAGATAGCCGGGGTCACGCTGCATGAGCACCTGATTGTCGTACACCTTCGCCGGGATGAACACATAGTCCGCCGGGTCCTCACCGTCGTGAAACGCGCGGTCGATGAACAGGCGCTTGATGTAGGCGTGGCCCGGTCCGCCGGGGTTGCAGGTGTAGTAGATGCGCGGTACGAAATCCGTGCGCGTCGTGCGCAGGCAGGTCGCGATGAATGTCAGCCAGTCGGGCTCAAAGTTCGTTGCCTCCTCGAAGCCGATCACCTCATATTCCTGCCCCTGATACTGGGCGCAGTCGCTGTCGCTGTCGCAGTAGCCCATCACGAGCCGTGACCCGTTCGGGAAGCGGAACGCGCGCTCCGCGCCGCTCCATGCGGCGTAGCCCGCCAGCTCCCGCTGCAGCGGCAGGATGTGGTTGGCGCGCAGCTCCGGCAGCGTCCGGCGCAGCAGCAGCAGGTTCAACCCCGGGTAGCGCATGGCCAGCAGCACGAGCTTGCGCCGCATGGCCCAGCTTTTGCCGCCGCCGCGCGCCCCGCCGTAGGCCACGTTCGCCGCCTCCGCGCGGAAGAATGCCTGCTGCCGCGGGTTCGGCGTCTCGCGCCGCAGTACCTGATAAATATAGGGTTCGTTTTTGCGTGCCATCGTGCCTCCTCGCTTACCGGCTCCACTGCTCAAGCGCGCCCTCGAAGCGCAGCACCTCCGGCTCCGCTTCGCCGTCGCCTTTCACGGGCGCGGTTTTGCTCCGCTCGTGGCCGAGAACCATGCCCGCCGCCTTCAGCCGCAGCTCCGGCTTCACGGACGCGTCGGCCACCATGGCCGCCAGCTGTTCGAGGATGCGCTCCTTCTCGTCCTCGAGGTCGATCATGTTGCGCGCTCCCGGTACGAGAGCACGTAGTCCTCGCCGTCGGCCGCCGCCGCGAATTCGTAGGTCTCCAGCGCGTCGTGCACGGCCTGCTTCGGCAGCCGCAGCGTCGCGCCGTCGCCGCAGCGCACGCACAGCGCAGCCAAGATCGCGCCCGACAGGCCCAGCAGCTCCTCATACGCCGCGCGCTGCTCGCGCAGAGCGCGGCGCAGGTCGGTGCTTGTCTGCTTTTTCAT